TAATTTAGTAACATCATAACCATTAGCATGTAATTTATCTGCTAATTGAGCTTTGGTAGTGCCTTCAGGTATGCCTTGAAGTCGTGTTCCGTCTGGTAATTCAATATCCATATTTATCCTTATTTTAAATCATTCCAATGCATTGTTTTTCCGCCACCTGCTCCACTACTTCCGCTAATGTCTTGTCGTAAACTTTCACGAACTTGACGTGGTGATTTTTTAGCAGCTTCAATTTCTTTACCAAATGCTGCAACAGTTGCATCATATGCTTCTTTATCTTTAGCTTCTGAAAGAAGTTTACTTGCTTTTCTTTTATCTTCAACAGTTGGAATACCAGTTGGGCTAATAGCTCTTGCGTAAGTATTTACAAGACCATTATTAAATGCAGCAAATGCACTTAAATCAGGATTATTTGTTTGTTCATCAAACATAATTTGAGCTTTACCAAATGGCAAGAAACCACTACGAGAAACTTTTGCAGATGCTTCTTTAGCCGCAGGAATAATATTAAGAAATTCATTACCAGCAATTTCAATATTTGCACCTTTAACACCGGCTGTTCTTTCACCAGCCATTAATCCCATAAATTCTGCATTTTGAGCAGCAATATCAGTACCCTTCCATCCACGTTCTTTCATTTTTTTATTCATGTTTTCTCTAACTGCAGCAATATTTTCTGCACCTTGAGTTCCTCTACCTAAACCAGTAAATACTGATTTATCTCCAGCTAATGCTTGATCTGTTATCATATCTATAGTTTCTGGAGTAAATAAACCAAGTTTTTTATTGTCTAATTGAGCTTGTTGATAAGGGGTAATAAAATTAGTATTAACACGTTTAAAATCTTCAATGCCACCTGGAAATCCTTGTGATTTAGCAAATAAATAATCTTTTTCTAAAGAGCCAGCAGTTTCAGGTTTAGCAATAGGTTTTAATAAAGAATAATCTTTACTACCTGATGCAATAAAATTATTAATAGATTGAGCATCAAATTTATCAGGATCAATTTTACTTAAAACAGATTCAGGTGTTTTAAACAAGTTTTCAGCTTGATTTAATACCATTTTGTTTAGCAAATCTGGATTTTTAGTAGCATTAGCAAAATTATAAAATGCTTGTTTCTTTTCATCAGCAGTTCTTGGTCTATATGACACAGATTCTATAGGTTGATTTACTGATGTTTCGCCTTGCATATTTTGCACAGGTGCTTGTCCGTTAAAGTTAGGATATACTTGTGCTACTTGTTCGCTAGATTGACTTGTAGGGCTATAAGAAGGTGACGTAGGAACATTAAAACCCATTTGTAATGGTTGAGTTACAAAATTATCCTTCATTGTTTTAATTTCTTCTGGATTACTTTGTTTATTAAAGTTTTCTACAGCCTTAGCAAGATTAGCTTGTTTATTGGCTTGATAATCACCAAATTGTTTCATGGCTTGTTCTTCTTGTTTGCCACCCACATATTTGCCTAAAGCATTAGCTGCATATTGTGTAAATGATGGATTTACATAGTGACCAGATACCATTTGTCCTTGTGGCATTTGTTCTTGTTGTAACGCTTGAGCTATTTTTAATCTGCGTTGTAGCTCCATTTGAGCCATTGTGTCATCAGCTGGTAATCCGCTTAAATCTTGATAATCTGCCATATTTTTTCCTTATTAAAACAATTTACCAATGGTGCTAAATAATCCTGTAGGGCCACTAAATGTTCCTGTTGGCGCACCCATAGCAGAACCAGCTAAATTCATAAGTCCACCAAAAAATCCACCAGAAGCAGCATTATTAGCGTTAGTTTGAGCTAATTGTGCATTGTATTGGTTTTGACCTGCACCCATGTAATCAACACCTGGTACATTAGCCATGTTAGTTGCATTTACATAATTAGGATTGGTAAGATTATTGCCTGTGCGTAAAGAGTTAAGCATATTAATAGGCATATTAAGATTAGATTGAGCTTGATTAAAACCTTGTTGATTAGCTGCTAAACCTGTTTGCATACCACCTACTACTGCTGATGTAAGTTTATCGTTTTGTGCTTGGTCAAATTGACGTTTAGCATTTTGATAGGCTTCTGTTCCTGGAGCAATACCTTGGTTAGACATTTGTGCATCAAACTGACCTGATTCCATTTTCATTTGTGGTGCAAGTCTACGCATAATAGCATCAGAATATGTTTCACCAGGATTAATACCTGTTTGAGCTAGTTTAGATTGATCTACACCACCTTGCATTACTGAGTTTAAAACATTACCTAAACCAGATTGTGCAGTATTTAATACGCCACTTTGTAAACCTGTTTGTTGTTTGTATAAACCTTGTTGCTCAGGTGACATTGTTTGTGTAGCAGTATATGTAGGATTACCATAAGCATCTGTGCCTGTTTGTGAATAAGATAAGCCACCAAATGGAGTTTGTTGATTTACTCGGTTAGCAGCCAAGCCCATACGAGCCATGTCAATATTGCTTTGATTGCTTTGTTTAGCTAATGCAGTATAGTCTGGTGGTGGTGGTGCATCATCTTTACCAATACCATACAGAATAAAACCACAATCACTCATGTAACTTGTAATCCATCTATAAAGTGGATCTAACAATCTAGCTAACTTGCTTTGCATATCTATCTCCGAGTTTTAAAAAGCGACAGTTTTCTGGTCGCATTATATAAACAATCCCATCACCATCAGGAAAGTAATCTTTTATTATGGTTTCACGTTCAAAACCTAAATGTTCATCTAATTTTTGTGCTTTTAAATTAGCTGTAGAGACTAATCCTGTTAAGCGTTTGACTTTTAATACATTGAATGGGTAATTAAATATTGCCCAATAAAATTCTCTTGAAACCTTTGCAGGTATATCACATCTTGAATGAATAGAAATGGAACTGCCTGTATATCCGTTATAAAGAACACCTATGACTAATTCATCATTACTTACTTGACCAATAGCTTGACATAATGGATTCCATTGTCCACCAGCTTTTTGGCATACCCATTCGCCTACTTCTTGACCTTGAACAATTATAAGACTGCACCTTTTTCTATCACTATGTCTGTAGATACCCAACGAGTGTCTACACCTTGTGAAGATGTTTTAACAATAGGTGCGCCATAATAACCTACACCATTAACACCTTGCCATTGTTGTAATACTGTCATACCACCACCCCAATAACTTGCATCCCATATAGCATTATCCCAAGTTCCTGATGCTGTAGGTGTATAGTTTAAAACTGTAGACGGATCAGATAAGTTAAAGTCTAAATTAATATTTGCATATATAGCTGGTGCGCCTGTAGTTCTAAATATAGGCTTTGCCATAGTAAATCTTTTAAGCTGACCTGGGCTATTAAACGCTGAAAACGCTTGTAATCCTGTAGCTACAATATTACTACCATTATCAGAGTTTGTGTAATATGCCCTACCTACAAAACCAGCACCACCAAAATAAGGTTCGTCTTTATAAATTTCCCAACAACTAGCTTGCCATCCTGAGTAATTGCACCAATTTTTGTTAATGCTATTCATGGCATATTGTTGAGTGCCATCTGATATAGGAACATTAAGCCATAATTGATTTTCTTGTGGATAGAAAAGCATTTGCCATCCAAAAGATGACTGATACAAGCTAATAGATTCTGATATAGCCCATTGTATTTTATCCGTAAGAGCCACTCTAGGATCAAGCCTAGATGATTGTAATTCTGCGGCTAATGGTGTAAGACCATCTGTGCCTAATAATAGTAAATCACCACCGTATTTATACATACAACGAGTGCCTACTGGTGTTCCTAAATCCCATACACCAATCATAGACCATGTGGTTGCTGATGAAGGATCTGTGCCTTTAAATACGATTACTTGGCCTTTAGACGTATATATTACATAGTAATCATCTGCACCATAACCAGCATCTAATGTCCATGTAGCATGTTGAACAATATAACCACCTTTATAAGCGTATTGTGATACATCTATAGCATTAGCTGCACCACCTACTGATGTGACAGGTAAATACCATGTTTTAAGTGTGTTTTTTTGTGTAAAAAATACTCTAGTTTTAAATACAATTGGATTGTTTAATTCTGTAGTAGTTACACCTGTGATAGCCGGTGTAGATACGCCTGTAATGCTTGTCCATGTAGTACCGTTATATAGATATGGTGTATTAGTACCATTGGCCATATATAAGAAATTACCACCAGATGTAGCTACGTTAGTATATTGCCATCTAGCATTAGATAAGCCTGTTAAAACTGCTGCACCTACTGCTGCATTAGCTGTAGCATCATATACTGAGCCATTATTAGATATAGCAAATAGTTTAGAAGTATTACCACCCTCATAATCCATAATTGTTTCAACTGTGCCTGTAATACCTGTAGCCCATTGTGCATAACCTCTACGCAATACACATTCTGTCGTAGCAGGAAACCAGTTGTTAAGATACACTGCGTCTGTAGCAGGCATATCTCCTAAGCTATCTCTAGCGTTCCATCCACCTACTGGTGCTGGTAATGATACGCTTCCTGATGATCTTTTCTTTACTGGAAACATATTATTTATTGTCCGTAGTTAGCGTCAGGGATGTTTTCAAATCCAATTAAGACTGAACCTGGTGTTGGAGCAAAGCTCAATGTTGCTGAACCAGAATCGTTTGCCTTAGCGAATGATAATTGTTGTAAATAATCTCTTGTAAATGCTGTTGCGTCAAAACCTTTAATCTCAAAGTATTTCTTTTTCAATGCTGTAACCATTAAACGATCAGGGAATATACAAGTATCTGAATCAGCTAAGAATGATGATTGTGTTGTTCCTGATGCACTTGTAGCCCATTGGTTACTCATGTATTCAAAGCCTAAATACTCATCTGTATTCATAGCAGGCCATACTTGGAAGTATCCGCCTAATATTCTGTAACGAATTCTAGGGCCTGTTGAAATATAGCTAGACTTTAAGAATTGCCATTGTTGAGCATCTGTAGGGCCTAACATTTCCCAGCGTTTAGATTTGTCGTAATGTGTTCGGTCTACTTGTCTATCCCAATCGCTTGGTAATGGGTATTTAGCTTGAGAGAAATATAGTGTATATACACCACTAGCTGTTGCAGCTTGTGATAATGTAAGTGAATTAGCACCGGTTACATTACTAACATAAGTATCTTGGTTAATGCCTGTGCCTGTTACGATATATAAGTTACTTAGCCCTGCGGTTGATTCTACCGTTGTTACATTGACAGAATCAGCCACAAGGGTACAAGTAAGTGTTGTGTAGACAGTATAAAATCTATACTCTTTGTCTAAGGCTTCCCAATTATGATCTCTTTGTACCTCGTAACCGATAGAGTTCATTAGTGCATATATTTGAACAATATCAGAAGCAGTATTACCGACAACTTGCGTAGGCTGAGTTAAACCCATTTCACCTGTAGCTTGTTGTACGAGTTGTAAAAGAGTTGCCATTAGTTAGTCCTTTTTAGGTTCTTTC